GATGGTAGCTTTTTTTAAGAAGCCATTAATATATTTCTGCCATTCGATGTTCTTCATCAGAGAAGGCATCGTTTTTACACATTCAATTATCTTCTTCTGAAACTTTGTTTGTACTTGTAATTCCTCCGCTGTGAGCTGCACCTTATGGTCTGAATTGGGATCATCAGACATTATTTCTGTAATAAATAAAGGAGGTTCAGTATTTAATATTGTTATTGATAGAATTTGTACATATGAATTATCTGTTCCAACCCCATACTTTCTAGTCTTGCACAAATTTACATTGCAATAGGAAACTATAGGCTGGTCCTTGCATTTATACATGTATCCTTTTTTATCCAACGCCTTTACAACATTGGCAACTTCCCTATGATCAAGGGGTGGTTTCATAAATGTTTGATTGTGCTCTTCCAATAGTTTTTCCCAGTTGTCAGGATCAAATTTCTTTAAATAAACTCCAATGTTGAATAGTCCATTGTTCCTCGTTCCAGCAGGAAATCCCTGTGAACATAATGCCTGTAAGCATGGCGGACCATCCTTAATTACTTCTTGAGGTGCTTGGTTTCCTGTCTTGTCAATATCCTTGACAGCATACTTCTCATACATTTCAAAGAATTCATCCAGAGTTGCCGCTGTTGCATCATCCTTGATTGCATAGCGCACTGACTTGTCGCTATTGAAATAAGGAAGATTTAAAAAATTACCTAGATCTCCTTTTTCTATTTGGATTCCTGATTGTTTTGGAAAAACTTCTGAATCGGAATGGCCAATTGTAGCTGCCATGTCCGTTAATTTGCTTCTAACTAGCTTGGAAGCGATTGATTGTTGCATGAATAGGAAGAGATGCGCTCCTCCGCTTTTAGACTTGCAGTAGACTAAAGGTAAATCTAATTTCCTGATTTTGTTAATGAGTGAGCGATGATCCAAAGGATAAGTATCAATATCAATACATCCCCACTTAGTAGTATTATCAGCCCTAATAGGAATAATCCCAAGAGACGGACCCTCACCCTTGAGGTGCTTTTCCCATAATTCATCTGTAACCTCCTTTGTTACCATATAGGACTTGCCTTGCTGCTTACCGTCAGCACGCGAACCGCTTGGCTGGTGCTGACCATAAGCTATATCCAAACCTTCAAATATAGATTTAAACTTTTTAAATACCACTCGAAACTCCAATTACACACCTAAAAAGGTATGTCGTCGTCTGTTTCGGGTTTATCTTTTTGGATTAATTTAGGGGTTTCCGGCTTTGCTTCTACAGCTCCGCTTTGAGCGGATTGAGCAAATGCTTTACTTTCACCGTATATAGT